GGTAGATCTATGACACAGGATGGTGAATTTAATAGTGGAAAAGCTCCTATACAAGAAATACAATCTAGTAGTGGTAATCAAAAAATATCTAGTTTAATAAACAGCTACAACTATTATTTACAAATGATAAGAGATGTAACTGGATTAAATGAAGCAAGAGACGGTACACATCCTGATCAAAATGCGTTAGTTGGTGTACAGAAACTTGCAGCTGCAAACTCAAATACAGCAACAAGACATATATTACAAGGTGGTTTATATTTAACATTAAAAACCGCTGAGTGTTTATCACTTAGAATATCAGATGTATTAGAATTCTCTACAACAGCTAATCAATTTGTTAATTCTTTAGGTAGATTTAAT